TGTTGCGGCTACATCATCTGTTGTCCAGTATACATCTAGTGTTCCTGACCATGACTTAAATGTTGCCTTGTTGCTTCTGAATGCCACACCTGCTGGATTCATAACAGTTGCGTCAACTGTTTCCTGAGTTTCCTCAAAAGAAAAACTTCTGATTGATGCTACTGCCACTGCTCCGATGTATACTACACCTTGTGACCCTGTATGTATTGCGTTTGCCATTATATGACTCCTTATCTATTGCCTCTGTCGTAATAGTATTGAACTACATACGACTGTTGTTGTGATACAATTGGATACTCGTGTTCTTCAATGTCTGATACTTCAGTCATCTCGGTTAAGAGTGCCTTCTTGTTCCTTGTTCTATCTACTTCTAATGCTTCTTCAATTATCTCTAATATATCAGAGAGTTGATCGTGAACATCACTACCCTTAGACTTCGCTTGAACATATACATTAGTTGTAATATTCAATGTTGCTAATCTAATTCCTGTGGCGATGTCTTCCGATGTCTCTCCGTCAATATTGACTTGAACAACTGGAAAAGATGTTCTCGCTAACTTTATAATCTCAACTGGCTTTGTTGTTACAGAACCAATATGAACCGACTTGATACGCTTAATCGTTTCCACGATGTCTGCGTAGATGGCTTTCTTTTTACTTATCATCGTGCTAGTCTCTGGTTGTCCAGATACTCCGTTTCTGCTGATGAATAACTGCTATCTCCGTCACTATCGTAGGCTATGCCTGCTTTAGAAACTTCTGCGTATTCTTCTGCGAAACGATTACGATAGAAACTCATCATACTCATAAAAGTGTCGTCCTCGGTGAAATTAGCGAGACTTGGGAATATATAATTCGCCAGGGCGTGATAAACAGTAGCGCGTTTCCAGTCTGAACCTTTCAGTTTAGAACCGTCAAATTGGTATGGGTCGCGAGTTAGACTCCACCACTCACCCTTTATTTTTCGTTTAATATCTGCTTCTGAACGCGCAAGTTCATTTACATAACTTGTTGCGCCATGGTCAAATATGTCTGAAACATACTCTACTATATTATCGTCTGTTGCCCAGGTCATTATATATCCCCCTTCATTAAATTAAGATTACGATGCGTCTTGGATCAATACACCACGAGATGCGTCAATTACGCCAGCACCAAATGCGGCGCTTGCTACTACATCCCAACCAACTGCCGCGGCGCGTCTTTCTACTTCTAGATTAACACCAGATTGGATTGCTCCTCTCATTGCGTCTGCTGATAAGATTGCCATCTTAGGATTCAATGTTCCTGCGATGTTAGTGTTGTTTACATATGAAGATACGAAACATTGAACACCTGCGATACGACCAAAGAAACCGTTTCTCATTGCTGAGTTTTGGAACTCACCACCTGCGAAGGCTGCTCCACCGATTGCGCCCATTAAAGAAGCGTAAGCGTCAGTAGAGATGATGCCGAACAATTCGCCAGTCTCACCGTTACCACGGATAGTTGCTACTGCTGTATACAAGTCTTCAAGAGACAATGTATTTGTTCCAGGAACACCTGCTAATTCTTGTGCTGTTAAAGTTGCGAACTTGCCAGTGATAGTTTTATCAACTGAGGCTGCTACTGCGTTACCAAGAATACGACCCATATCTTGTGGATCTACACCACCTAAATCGCGTAATACTGTGCGAGCGGCGTGAAGGTCAAGTGTGATTGGATCAAAAGTGTCTGTAGGAAGAACTGCGTCTAGGTCTACACCTGGAGCGGCTTCTGCCGATAAGATTGTTGCTGATACAGAACCCATTACTGGAACCTGTGCTACCATTGAACCAGGGTTAACCTGAATCATTGGGATAATACCACCTGATAGATACAGACTGTTTTCTTGTGCTGTATATACTGTTGCGGCTTTTGTGTTTACCATTAGAGCATCTAAGTTAATACCTGATGCGTATGCTGAGTTTGCCATGTTTATGACTCCTTGTTAATTAAATTATAGTTTACCTGACGACAGCATCTTTTTATAGATTGCTCTGTCTGTCGGGTTATTCATATCTAGCGAAGCGATGTCATTATCATCTTTGCTAAGATTGGAACCTTGCGAACCTGAACTTGCTACACCCCTCGCACCACTTCTTACGAAATGTGTGTTGGTGTCTAGAAATTCATTTACTAAACTTTCCAATGTCTTCGGCTCAGAGGTCTCTGCGTCATAGATAACTTGCTTGTCTGCTGAATAAACAACAGGACGACCAGTCTCATCTAATCCCACTTGACTTCTTAAAAGTTGCGCTACTTGTTCTGGGTTAACTGCGTTACGACTACCAGCGGCTGCTAGTAATGTTCCGTCTACTTTCATAGTCGTTAATTCAGATCTAAGTGTGTTGATCTCATCACTATACTTGGTCTTTTGATTACCTAGAATAGTGTCAAATTCCTCACGCTTCTTCATTGCGTCTAACTCACGCTCATCCTCTGCTGACTTCAGTGACTTGTATTCATTCATATCAATATCTGAAAAGCGTTTTTTATACTTCTCTAATCTTGCTTGAACAATCTTGTCCACATCACCCTGCGTGAAATTGCGTTCTTCCTGGTTAGTTTGTTCGTTATCTAATTCAGCACCAGTGTCTAAATCATTATTCTCACCCGATGTTACGCCCTGTTCGGTCATGGCTATACTCCTTTTTGTTTTCTATATGTATTTATAAGATTTTAATCATCAGTATTATCTACAGTTAATGGCTGACTTGCGTCAAGTTCAACATCAATATCATCTATTGCGTCTCCATTTTCTACAGTTAATCGTGCTATTTGCTTATAAAGTGCTTTGTTGAATGTCTCACTTGGAACATTCAAAGATAATGCCTGCGCATACAAGGACAAGTCTGCGTGTTGATCTCTTAAATCAAACGACTTGTGATACACTACATTAAATTCTGTTGGTTCAACTAATCCTGAATACTTCCAGAATAGTCTCCACATATTCTCTTCTGCTTGTTCTAACTTGGCGCTCTTGTCTGCCAATCTTGTGTTAAGCATCTCAAATTCTGTTGCTAATGCGATTCCTGACTTAACAGATAATCCCTTTGCTGCCATTATGGCACCTAGATGTGTCATACGAAGCATCGCCTCAATATGAAGATTAACCATCTTCATTATAGAATCAATGTTAGTGCCACTTGGCTCAATTAAGTATGGCTTCAATGCTGGGTCTGTCTGCTCATCCATGTTGATAACAGCGCCTGCTCCTGCCATTGCTGATGTGCCGTTAGTCTTAACCAGTGTTGGATGGTTAGAGATACGAATACCCTGCTCTGCTTCTGATAGTAGGTTGAAGATGACTTGTTGAATCTTGGCTACATCAGCGATGTCACTATGACCAATACCCTTTTGTGGTCCTTTATTGGCTTTAAGTATAACGAATGGAATCTCACCAATCTCGTTAACTTGAACCTCTGTCATACGAATAGTGTCAGCATCACGGTCTACTTCATAAGTTGTGATCTCGTCTTTTGTCCATACAATATAACGAGTGGTATTTTCATCTACTACTTCCTGAGTCTTAATATAACTCAATCTGTCGCTACCGTTTGTCTCTTTAGTATACTTCCAATCTACTACTGCTTCTGGGGTGAACAGTTTAGCGTATGGCCTGATGTCATATCTATTCTCTTGCTCAACTGTCGTCACTCCCTCTTGCCATCCCTTGGTCACCATAATCCATACATGGCCGTATATCATTGCGGCATCGTTAGCCGAACGCATAAAGTCATCTAAATTCTGTTCGTCAAAGTCTACATCTGTTAAGAAGCGTTGGACTACAAGATTATCTTGAAGAGTTCCGAATGTTCTAACAGGTGTGTTCCTGAATAAGAAACTTCTGTATGTGTCTATAACGAGTTTAACCAAGTTATCTAATGCTGTATATTCAAGTCGCTGCCCGTATTGGTTACCTGGTGCGTCTTCCTCAAATAAGTATTTTCTTAATAAACCCAGGTTAGATTGTCTATAATCTTCGCCACCCAAATAAGAAATATTATAATAATTCCATCTACCTATATACTGCTCATAAATTGGATGCTTATCTTCTAGTTCCATTCTTTACTCCTAAATTAAAAAACGCCCCACGAGGTCGTATTATCTTTTACTACATCTCTTGTCACTGGGAATAAGTATTCTACCCCATAACCCAGCGCATCTGGAAAGTGACTATAATCAACTGCTCCACCCTTATCAGGTATGAGCGAGTTCTCTTTATAACTGAATCTCGTTAGACACTTAATCAACTCTTTACATACAGGGTCAATATACAATCTTACTTCATCATTACTATTTAACAACATACTGTTAACCGCTATAATACGATCTCTAACAGCAGGGTGCTTTAATCTGTGCTTTACTACGAAACCTGCGTTACGCAATATAGATACATCTGTCTTACCACCAGCACTCGTCTTGCGTTGTGTGCCTGCCGGATCAGGGAATGCTATCACTCTCTGATCTGGATACCTGTTTCTCACTTCTTCTACCATCTCATCTGTATTACTTGAATACAGGCATATCTCATCTATAATATGTATACCCGTTGTTGTCGGTATACCTATCAGTGTGGCCATTGGGCTAACATTAAAGTCTGTTAATAAGTAGATTAACTTCAAGTCTCTCTTATCACCACGCCACTTCTTAACATTCTTCTTCTCACTGAAACTATAGTAGATCAAGTTTGATGCTGTCTCAAAAGACGCTTCATACTCTTGCTTGAAGGTTAATATATCTAATCCCCTTCTTGCTGACTCTATCTCTTCTTCGGGAACATTGCCACCCTCTAAT